CGGGTACAAATAATGTCTTTAGCACTACTATTTCAGCTCAATCTTGAAGACTCGGAACCTCCTGCTCCTACTCCGGGTAATGTCCTGGTCTACACTATAAGTAGAGCAATAGGTAGCGCTGAGACAATTACCTTGGATTACGTGCAGCCGGGTGATGGGGTAGAAGACGGTGTGGGTAATGATGTTGAATCGTTTAGCGGGTTCTCGGTTGTAAATAACAGTACCCAGTGACGAAATTAAGATAAGAGGATTATTTAATGGCCCGCATTTCACCGGTACCGCGATTACAGTTTTTCGACGACAACGGTGATCCTCTTGTCGGAGGTAAACTTTACACTTATGCCGCAGGAACAGAAACCCCTCTTGTTACTTATACTGATGCGGGAGGTGGGACACCGCACACGAACCCGATAATTCTTAATTCTCGTGGAGAGGTATCGTTGTGGTTAGGTACCTCCCTGTATGATTTCGTACTGCATGATGCGAATGATGCACCCGTGTACACGGCTGAGAATATAGGGGCAACTGCTACCTATGCTGATCTCGTTGCAAGTAATATCTCGTTTTCTATAACGAACGGTCCAAGTGGCACAGTTCAGAATGCACTTGATGGACTAATTCGCGAACGGACTGCCACAGAAATTTCGGCAGGTGTTACCCCAACAAATTATTATTACGAGCCAGGGAACATATTAAGATACGGAGCGGACCCGACCGGAACTTTAGATTCTACAACTGCTGTTCAGAACGCTGTTAACTGTAACAAGTACGTATTTGTGCCAGAAGGAGTTTACAAAACTACAGCTACCATAGATGTACCTGCTGCTGTCTTTGTTTACGGTGTGGGTAGAGTATCTCGATTCGATGTTTACGGATGTGATGGATTCGAGATCACTGGTGGTAGTGGTGACGGGGTGGGTTTCTGGAATTTAGCAATGCTCTCTTATACTTCAGGAGGTACACCAGACCCTAGACTTTATACTGCTGTATATTGCCACGGTACAGCAGGTAACACGGTGAATAATTTCTTAGCCAGGGATATGTATCTTCAGGGGTGGAATGGCAATATATATTGGGCATACACTGCATCAAGCAGCATGGAAAACATTTATACAATAAACGCAGAATATGGGCTTGTGTATTACGGTCAGTCTGTAAATAACACAATGTCTAATTGCAAATTAGTATGCAACGCTGGTCAAGCATCAGTGAAAATAATTCCCGACGGTGCTACGGTCGGTGAAGGACTGATGATATCTAATTCTCTTCTTGCTTCAGGAGCATACGGTATTGATTCAGGTACAGGGTTTTTCTCATTAGAGGTTAGCAACTGTATCGTCGATCTTATTGGATCGATAGGTATAAATGTAACCGATGCTAAGGATCTGAAAGTAGCGAATACTTTTATTTACGCTGCTGGTAATTGCATAAAAATGAACGACTTAGGTGTAGAAGTAGGACAGGACGCCAGCATATCTAATTGTTCACTTAAATTATCGGGAAGCTCAGGTACCGCTATCGATATAGGACTCAATAATCTAGGGGTTAACGTAACGGGTAACTCGTTTGAATTAAGTGGTACGGAAGTAGGGGTGACGGTAGGAGGCAAGCATTGTAACGTAGCTAACAATTATTTTGAAAATACGGGATCTGGTGCTTCAATTTCAGTAACTGCTAATACCGAAACTCACAACATCGGACCAAATACCGGTACTGTTACATACAGTGGTTATAGCACATGGACACCGAGTGATGGATCAGGTGCTTCCTTGTCATTTACTGTTACAGGTACTCCTAGATATGTGAGAAATGGTAAACAGTGCACATGTGCGTTAGATATAACGTTCCCTGTTACAGCAAATGGATCATTAACTAAGGTATCGTTACCTTTTGTAACTGATGCTATAAATTTAGTAGGTAACGTTGGATATACTGATTACGGGTCTGATTTATTTGTTCAGACCGTAGGAGGAGAACAGTACTTTAGGTTTATGGCACCTCAGGGTACGTTTTTAACAAATGCTAATATGTCAGGAAAAAGAGCAACAATCACGTTTAATTACATTACATCGTAATATGTTGACAATGTGTTAAACTAAGTAATTATAAGTATAACCGTACTGGCGAGGCCCACCAGGGAATCTAAGGATTCAAAAATGTCAGATGTTCAAAATGTAGCGGAACAAGGTTCCGTGCCGGAACAGGTTACTACGGCAGTACCTGCTTCTGAAGTCATTACGCCGGAGCAAGTGACTGATGTAAATCAAGAAACTCCTGTACCTAAGACATTCACGCAGGAGGATGTTGATTCGATTGTCAGTAAACGACTTGCACGAGAGCAGCGAAAATGGGAACGCGAGCAAGCAGCCAGACAAGCGGAAACGCAAGTCAGACCGCCAGCTCAAACGGCTCCTGTGGAATCTCAAGGTGATGAACAACCAGATCCTTACGTGTTAGCAGAAAGACTGGTTGAACAGCGAGATCGTCAGAAATATCTGACCGAGATTAACAAGGCATATGCGGACCGAGAAGAAAAGGCATTTGAGAAATACGAGGACTTTGAACAAGTCGCGTATAACGACAATGTTCCTATTTCCGACACCATGGCCGAGACGATCAGAGCGTCAGATGTTGGACCTGATGTAGCGTACTACCTTGGATCGAACCCGAAAGAAGCCGAGCGTATCTATCAACTGTCTCCCGTAATGCAGGCACGCGAGATCGGGAAAATCGAAGCTAAGTTAGCCGATGCTCCCCCGGTTAAGAAAACAACCTCTGCACCTGCCCCGATTACTCCGGTGACAGCCAGAGCTTCAGGAAATCCGAGTTATGACACGACTGACCCCCGGTCAATCAAAACCATGTCAACATCGGAGTGGATCGAAGCGGAACGGCAACGCCAGATACGGAAAATGCAGGCGCAGCAACGCTTATGATTTTGAAAGGAAAACTTAAATGAGTAACTCGTTACTTACTATTGACATGATCACCCGCAAAGCGCTGGAGATCTTGGAAAACAACCTCGTAATCACCCGTAACTGTAACCGTCAGTATGACGATTCGTTTGCGACCGAGGGTGCGAAAATCGGTTCCACCTTGCGCATCCGTTTGCCTGATCGTGCACTGGTTACTGATGGTGCAGCACTCACAGTGCAGGACGACAACGAGCAGTACACCACGCTGACGGTGTCTTCTCAGAAACATATCGGCGTAAACTTCACTTCTGCTGAATTAACTATGCAGTTGGACGATTTCGCAGATCGTGTACTGAAGCCACGTATCAGTCAGTTGGCTGCAAGCATTGACGCCGATGTGGCGAATGCTTATAAGTACATCGGTAACTCGGTCGGTACTCCTGGTACTACTCCTGCCACGTCTCTGGTACTTCTCCAGGGTCAACAGAAGCTGAACGAGAACGCTGCTCTCATGTCTCCCCGTTACGCTACTGTTAACCCGGCTGCGAACGCTGGTCTAGTTGAGGGAATGAAAGGTCTGTTCAATCCGACCGGTACCATCTCTCGTCAGTTCAAGAGCGGTATGATGGGTGAAGGGGTTCTCGGGTACGATGAGATTAACATGTCTCAGTCGATCAAGATGTTCACCACTGGTTCTCGTACCAACGGTACTACGTCTGCTGCTGTAAGTACCCAAGGTGCTACCACGATCAGTCTGACCGGTCTTGGCGCCAGCGGTACGATCAAGGCAGGTGACGTATTCACTGTTGCCGATTGCTACATGGTCAACCCGCAAACCCGTGAATCAACCGGTTCATTGTTCCAGTTCGTCGTGCTGGCGGATGTAACGGCTTCTGGTGGCGGTGCTGCTGATGTCACTGTATCAGCGATCTACTCATCTGCTCATGCACTGGCCACGGTTGACGCATTGCCGGGTAATAGCAAAACCGTTACTTTCATTGGTTCCGCAAGCACCCAGTATGCACAGAACTTAATTTACCATAAGGACGCCATCACGTTTGCTACGGCTGACTTGTTGCTGCCCCAAGGCGTGGATATGGCATCTCGTGCTGTTCATAACGGCATCTCGCTGCGTATTGTTCGCCAGTACGACATCAACAATGACCGTATGCCTTGCCGTATCGATGTGCTTTACGGTTATGGTGTGATTCGTCCGCAAATGGCTTGCCGTTTGTGGGGCTAACCTTTAACTTTGTGAGGATATAATTATGGCACTTCCTTCAATCGGTGGAGGCCGTCAGTTAGGTGACGGCAACACTAACGAAGTCGTTCTTGGTGTTCAACCTACCCCGGCAACTGCAACCGCAACTGCCACTCTGACCATTGCTCAACTGATGACCGGTATCCTTCTGGGTAGTCCCGGTTCAAGTGCGGCAACCTACACTTTGCCTACGGTCGCACTGACTGAAGCCGCTTTGGTTAACGCCAAGGTAGACAGTTCATTCGATTTCAGTGTGGTGAACGTAGACGGTTCGGGTTCTGGTGTTATCACCCTGGCGGTCGGTACCGGTTGGACTATCGTCGGTCTGGCTACGGTTGTCGCTACTGCCGGTACTGCCCAGATGTTCCGCGCTCGTAAAACCGGCACCGGTACCTGGACTCTGTACCGTATTTCTTGAGGGGTAGTGTATGCCGAACAATAAACCGGTAGGTGTTGCTTACTCTGATCCTCAGCTTGACGGTGCCGTAATCGGCATTAGTGGTGGTACTGCTGGGTTTTTCGGGGCTACCCCGACCACCCAGATCGCAGCACTGACTACGATCAATCTGGGGACGTTGGCAACTGCTGCTTCTTCGTATCTGACTACTGCTCAGATTGCGTCGTTGCAGACGGATATCAACGGTATCATCACTGGTCTGAAAGCTCTCGGGCTGATGGCCAATAGCTAAAGGAGAGGGGAGAAATCCCCTCTTTCAAATTATGCACATATACTTGAGACACTTCCTTCATGGGTCAAAAGTGGCTACCTGTGAACAGGAAGCGCAATACGACGAGAAGCACGGATGGGTTCGGTATGACCCAGAAGCGGAACGAAACAAAACCCCTTCTGATGTAGTACCATTGAATGCATTGAGCATGAAGAAAAAACAGAAAGAGGGTTAACCCATGGCTACAGCCCGCGACCAGATAAACGGTGCTCTCCGGCTTCTGGGAGTGCTGGCTTCTGGTGAAACCGCTGATGCATCTGAAGAGCAAGACGGTCTAACCGCTCTCAATCAAATGATTGATTCATGGAATACCGAGAGACTATCAGTTTATTCGACACAGGATCAGGTACTCACATGGCCTTCTAGTACTGCGTCGAGAACTCTCGGACCCGCCGGTAGCTTAGTGGGGACAAGGCCTGTTCTTCTTGATTCTGCCACTTATTTCCGTGACCCGAGTACCGGGGTGTCGTACGGCATCCAACAGATAAACCAGCAGCAGTATGACGGGATAGCGGTAAAGACTGTTACGAGCACTTATCCACAGGTTATGTTCGTCAACATGACCCATCCTGACATTGAGATAGTTGTTTACCCGGTACCTACTCGCTCACTTGAGTTTCATTTCATCAGCGTCGAAGAGCTCGCTCAGCCTGCGAACCTATCCACAGTTTTAGCATTCCCTCCCGGGTACCTTCGTGCTTTCCGTTACAACCTCGCATGTGAGCTGGCGCCAGAGTGGGGCGTAGAACCCTCTCCTCAGGTTCAGCGCATTGCTGTCGTCAGTAAGCGGAACCTCAAGAGGATCAATAATCCTGATGATCTGATGTCGCTCCCTTATGCCATTGTGGCAACTCGTCAACGGTTTAACGTTTACGCAGGGAACTATTAATGAAAACTCCGATTCTGGGAAGCGCGTATCAGGCACGCTCACCGAATGCTGCCGATAATCGGATGATTAATTTGTTCCCTGAGATCGTTCCTGAAGGTGGAAAAGAACCCGCTTTTCTGTCGAGAACGGCAGGACTTAGACTTGTCGCTACAGTAGGCACTGGTCCGATAAGAGGAATGTGGGAGTTCGGAGGCACCTGTTACATAGTATCAGGTAGCGCATTGTACCGAGCGGATACGTCGTACTCGTCGACCTTAATTGGTACTGTGGGAGGGACCGGGCCGGTAAGCATGTCGGATAACGGTACCCAGTTGTTCATAGCATGCAACGGAACAAGTTACATCTACAACTCATTATCGGCTCTGTTATCTCAGATCACGGACACCGATTTCCCTGGTGCTGTGACAGTCGGGTATCTCGATGGTTATTTTGTGTTTAATCCTCCGAACAGTCAGCAGATATGGGTCACTGCTCTCCTTGACGGTACGGACATCGACGCGCTTGATTTCGCCAGTGCCGAAGGTTCACCTGACGGTGTGGTCGGTATCATCATTGACCATCGCGAAGTGTGGGTGTTCGGTACCAACAGTGTCGAAGTATGGTACAACGCAGCAAACCAAGATTTCCCCCTGGAGAGAATCCAAGGGGCGTTCAATGAAATAGGGTGCGCCGCTGCTTACTCGATAGCTAAAGGTGACAATGTCATTTTTTGGTTAGGGAAGGATGCCCGTGGTAACGGGATGGTCTACCAAGCCAGTGGGTACACTGGTCAGAGAATATCAACCCACGCCGTCGAGTGGCAGATTCAGAGCTACGGGGATGTATCTGATGCTGTTGGTTACACCTACCAGCAAGACGGACACACGTTTTATGTGCTGACATTCCCCTCAGCTGACAAGACGTGGGTTTACGACGTATCGACCCAGGCATGGCACGAGCGGGCAGGGTTCAGTAATGGGTCATTCACTCGCCATCGTAGCAATTGCCAAGTGAATTTCAATAATGAGATTCTGGTGGGAGACTATCA